CCAAAAGGAGGACAAGGTGCTCAGGGAGGACAAGGTGCTCAAGGTGGTACTGGTGGAGGTGGTGCAACAGGTTCTCAAGGAGCTCAAGGTGGACAAGGAGGACAAGGTGCTCAAGGCGCTACGGGTTCTCAAGGAGGACAAGGTGCTCAAGGTGCACAAGGTACTCAAGGTAACACAGGTTCCCAAGGAGCTCAAGGTGGTCAAGGGGTTCAAGGTTCACAGGGAGGACAAGGTGCTCAAGGAGGACAAGGTGCTCAAGGAGGACAAGGAGTACAAGGTGCTCAGGGTTCTCAAGGTAATACAGGTTCACAGGGTTCACAAGGTGGACAAGGAGCTCAGGGTGTACAAGGAGGACAAGGTGCTCAAGGTGCGACAGGTTCACAAGGCGGTCAAGGTGCTCAGGGTGTACAAGGAGGACAAGGTGCTCAAGGAGGACAAGGTGCTCAGGGAGGACAAGGTTCTCAAGGTGGTCAGGGTTCACAAGGTGCGGTTGGTTCCCAAGGTTCTCAAGGGGGACAAGGTTCACAAGGTGCAGTTGGTTCTCAAGGAGCAACAGGTAATCAGGGTGCTCAAGGAGGACAAGGTTTCCAAGGTGCTCAGGGTGGACAAGGTGCTCAAGGTTCATTAGGCGCTGTTGGTAGCCAAGGTGCTCAAGGTTCTCAGGGAGGTCAAGGTGCTCAAGGTCCTATTGGTTCTCAAGGTGGACAAGGGGCTCAGGGAGGACAAGGTTCTCAAGGAGGTGGAGGTGCTCAAGGTGCTCAAGGAGGACAAGGTTCACAAGGTGGAGGAGGTTCAACAGGAGCTCAGGGTTCTCAAGGTTCACAAGGGGGACAAGGTTCTCAAGGTGGTACTGGTGGAGGTGGTGCAACAGGTTCCCAAGGTGCTCAAGGTGGTAAAGGTGCTCAAGGTTCTCAAGGAGGACAAGGCGCTCAAGGTGCTCAGGGTTCAACAGGAGGACAAGGTGCTCAAGGAGGACAAGGTGCTCAAGGTTCAACAGGAGGACAAGGTGCTCAGGGAGGACAAGGTGCTCAGGGAGGACAAGGTGCTCAGGGACCAAAAGGAGGACAAGGTGCTCAGGGAGGACAAGGTGCTCAAGGTGGTACTGGTGGAGGTGGTGCAACAGGTTCTCAAGGAGCTCAAGGTGGACAAGGAATTCAAGGTGGTACTGGTGCGGTAGGTAATACAGGTTCTCAAGGTGCTCAAGGAGGTCAAGGTTCCCAAGGTGGAGGTGGTTCAACAGGTGCTCAAGGTTCTCAAGGAGCTCAGGGTGGACAAGGTTTCCAAGGAGCTCAGGGAGGTCAAGGTGCTCAAGGTTCGCAAGGAGGACAAGGTGCTCAAGGTTCGCAAGGAGGACAAGGTTCCCAAGGAGGAGGAGGTTCGACAGGTGCCGCTGGAGGACAAGGTTCACAGGGACCACAAGGTGCTCAAGGACCGCAGGGAGGACAAGGTGCTCAAGGTGGTACAGGTGCCCAAGGTGCTCAAGGTTTTATAGGTGAAGCTGCGGGAGCACAAGGTTCTCAAGGTGCACCTGGTCCAACAGTCACAGGTTCCCAAGGAGCACAAGGTGCCCAAGGACCAGGTGCGGGTGGAGCTCAAGGAGCACAAGGTGCTCAGGGTAAAGCTGGTTCTACGTTTGGAGCTCAAGGTGCTACAGGTCCAACTGGTGGCACAGGACCACAAGGTGCTCAAGGAGCTACAGGACCTACAGGACCATCAGACATTAGATTGAAGAAAAACATTGAACCTATTGAATCTGCACTTGAAAAAGTGAGTAAAATTCGTGGTGTTGAATTCTATTACAATTGGGATGATAAGGAAAAACTTGGACACAAGAACATTGGTTTCATTGCTCAAGAAGTTTTACCATATTTCCCTGAACTTGTATTTGGTAGTGAGGAAACTAACTACACAATGAAATACAAAGAGATGATTGCCGTGTGTATTGAGGCTTTGAAAGAGCAAGAAGTTATTATCAACTCAATTGAAGAGAGAGCTCAAAAAGTTGTAGTAAGGGCAAAAGAAAAAGGATTACTTTAAGAAATGTAATCGTTATAAAAAGAATTGATATTTTGTTTGGTTTCATACCAACCTGCATATTCAGGGACTCTAACTCTTAAACACTCTTGAGTATCATCTATTATATCAATAATGTTACCCCAATACTCTAAGGTTCTATCACTATATTTAACATTTTCCTCAATGTAATCTCTTACAATTGATTCCAAGTCAACAAAAGGTATTTTAAATTTTTGGATAAATTTATTTTTATCAAATGCGGATGGAGTTTCAGTCCACTCACCGTTACCTTCAAATATAGAACTCAGTTCACTCCAAATAGATTCGTAGAGTTCATCTTCATATGCTGTTCTATAGGCACTCCAATATAGGCTTACTAATTCAGATTCCAAATCATCGGGTAGGATTTGTTTTATGGAATCCTCATCATCTATTATTCTATTTAATGTTTCAGTATCTAAAGATACAAATTCGTCATGACCTTGCTGGGATGCTATTTCTTCTAATAAATCTGTTGACGGTGTAATTTTAGTATCTTTCAATTCTTCTAATAGTCTTTCAATTAGATTCTTTTTGTTTTCGTCATTTAAATCTTCAATGACATTGTCATATACATCTAACTCAGAATCCCAATAATCGAAAGCATCATATTCACCTGTTAATACTGCATTTATAACACTACGTGAAATATCTCTACTATCACAATAAAGTTTGGATAAATCCGATTTGTCAGAACTTACAAAATACCACTTACCATCAATGTATTTTACATCAGATAATTTGTCTTCAATAAGTTTACGGAAAAGTTCTGGTTTGTTTTTAGAAACCCACAGACTATAATCGTTTTCATAATCGTTATGACTATAATCATCGGCAACAATTTCTTCAAATTTACCTTTCTTGTCGGCATAACTAAAGAATGCGTATACATCCCCGTTAAATGCAGTTTCAATTAGGTCGTAATCACCCATATTAAAATCTTTAATTGCTAAATCAATGAATGCCATATTTTTATAAATACAAAAAAAGGGTAGATTTCTCTACCCTTGACTAAAAAACATCTCAGATTACTTTATTTCTTTACGTAATACTTTTCTACTGTTCTTTTGATGGCATCCTTGATGTTTTCGTTAACAGGTTGAGCCTGGGGTTTAACCACTGGCGCTTGAATCTGATTTGTGTTAGTGTTGTTTTTGTTTTTACAACCGCATCCCATGACTTTATTTAAATTAAAGGTTTATTGATTATAAATATAAACATCTCCTAATATTTATCAATTGTAATGAGTTCAGAAGTAAATAATATCAGTGCGGAATTAAGAAGAGAGAAGGACCTGTGGAAATTAGGACCTGATTGTCCCAAGGAAGGATTAATGGCACATGCTTTATTTGACCATTTGGTTTATAGTGATGAAATAAACGCGTTGAGTGAACAAGATAAAGAAAGAAAAAAACAACTTGAATTAAGAAAAAGTCAAATTGAAGACGAGATGCAGGATGACCCCCAAGGGTTAAAAACTAATTTACAACAACAGTTGGAACAAATTGACGAAGAGTTGTCTGAGTTTGATGATTATTATGATGTGTACGATATCATTCCAACAACTGACGAATATTATGATAACATGCACATTTTTGAAACTTCATGGGATGACAGTCAATATGCTGTGGGTAATCAAAATGAAGTGAGGTGGTCTGCTGAGGAATATGCCAAACAAATTATTAGAAGTGAGGGTTTAGAATTTTTCTCAAACAGTTTTCTTGAAAATTATATTGATAACGATGATGTTGAAAGATATGCAGAAGACATGTATAATGATTTGATTTACCAAGACCCTGAAAGTTGGTTGGACGAGTCAGAGAGAGAAACTTCATTTCAACAAGATAATGAAATAAAGTTTTTAAATTATCAGATTGAAAAAGTTAAAGGTGAGATTGTTAAGTTACAAGAATTAATGGAAAAATCACCAAGAGAATTACGTGGGGTATTTGAAAATAAAATTGTTCAGTTAGAAGAAAATGGTATTGAAGAGTTTGAGAAACAAATAGAGGAAATAAAAGAAAATCCTGATGGTGATTTTCCTGATGAAGCAATTGAAGAAGCGATTCGGGCTAATGTGGATAATGTTTCATACAATACTCTAAGTTTTATTAGGGAATGGGATTTAGATATTACAAACTTTATCAATCAAGATGATTTAATTGAAGGTTGGATTGATAGTGATGGATATGAAATAATGTCTTCCTACGATGGAAGAGTTGATGAACAAAAAGTAGAAGGTGTTTATTATTTCATCATAAGAGTTGAATAAATTAAATGGTGTTTTATTCTTATGTAAATGGCAAGGAAGAAAAAACAATCATTTAAATTAAATCCTGATTGGATGCTCTCGCAACCAATAGATTTTGAATATAACAAATATACCTTACTTAATTACATTCAAAAGTGTGAGGAAAATTTTGATGAGTTTAAAATTTATCCTGACTTTGTTGAGTTGGCGCTTCACTTGGCAAATGTTCAATCTTTAGTTAAAGAAAGAAGATTACTACAAACAAAAAAGAAATTTGAATCTTGTGATGATGAGATTCTTTTGAAAGAACTTCAACCACTTAAGTTACCTGAACTACAAGACAGTGAGTTCAGTGAGTTAGAAAAAACATTGGTTTTCTCTGGTAATAGATTGATGGACACCTTTAATATTGGAAAGTCAATTTGGTCCATAGTATATGAATCAACAACCATCAATCTAAAGAAAAACAAAGACAACATGGGGTTTGGTCATGGATACATTTATTACCCAAACAAAAGTAAGAAACAAATATTTTTGTGGGAGTATTCAATCAGAAAGATGAAGAAAACCAAATCAGATGCCAAGATTTATTTTGATATGATATGGAGTGGTGACCCCCAAGGTCAGAGAGTTACCACGTTAGTTAAAGAAGCAACATCATGGAAGGACTTGGTAGATTTCACCAAGTTACCGATATTTGAGGTAGAAACCAATGAGAACTTCCCATTTGAACAGACTTTGGTTCCGATGTTAAAGAGAAAATTATTGGCACATATTCTTCAAAGTGTTCCAAAAGAAGATTGGGAATCGTTTGACAGTTTAAAAATTATTTCCTAATTTTGTTTCATGGGATTCACAAAACGATTCGTAGACCAAAAGACGGTAAAGATTCATTTAGAAAAATCCAACTTGAAGACTTTGTTTTCTCCAAGGGTGGATACTTTTATCTTTATGGATACCTTATCATCAGATGTTTTCAATTTATTTCAACAGGGTCAAGATGAGACCCAAATCCTTTCAACACTTAAAAAACAAAACCAAAATTTATTTCTATGAAATGTATTAAAGCGATAAAATCAACGGGGACCTACAAAGAGGGTCACATGCTACGTGTTGCAGACAAAGACGCTGAGCGTAGAGTATCAACTGGATATTGGAATTACATCTCCAAGTCTGAGTTTAAAGGTTCAACAGGTGAGAAAGAGGTTGTTATGGAGGAACCAAAGAAAAAGAAATCAAAAGAAGTAGAAAAGAAATCTTATGGACGAAAAAAAACTAAATAGTCTTCTTTTAAAACTACAAAGACCCCTTCACATATCATACATCTCAAAGTATATTTTGAAGGAAGATTTGGAGACTACAGAAAAGTATTTGGAAGACCTTGTCTCACAGGGTTTGATAATTGAAAGTCCATTGGCTTCAAAATATTATGTCATTAAAGCTATACAGAATCAAGAATAAGTTCATCAACGAGATTCATTTGACTTGGGGGAATAAGTATATCTTTTCTTTAGCTCGGTCAGAAGAAAATGGTTGGATGGGAATCTTTTCATACAAGATATGTTGGACCAAGAGTCCTTTATTCTCTGTAAGAAACGGAAATAAAAAATCAATTAAAATTAAAAATTATTACATCACTTTAAGATGAAAGAGATATTCAAATTAGAATACGTTTGGTTGGATGGATACGCTCCTGAACCAAACCTTCGTAGTAAGGTCAAGGTGATTGAACTTGACGTTGATGACGAATCAACCGATTGGTATAGAAACCTTGACGTATCAAAATGTCCTGAGTGGAGTTTTGATGGTTCATCTACAAAACAAGCTGAGGGTCATTTCTCAGATTGTATCTTAAAACCTGTTAGGACTTACTTCAATCCTTTGAACCACACTGGTACTCTATCATTCTTTGTCCTTTGTGAGGTAATGTACCCTGACGGTACACCACACTCATCGAACACTCGTGCTGATGTGGGATATGAGGAAGAAGACTTGTGGTTTGGTTTTGAACAAGAATACACCATCATGAAGGACGGTAGACCATTGGGATTCCCTGAGAACGGTTATCCTGAACCCCAAGGGAAATACTACTGTGGTGTGGGTAATGGACAAGTTCACGGAAGAGAATTTGTGGACGAGCACATGGAGACCTGTTTGATGATGGGTATTAATATTACAGGTACCAACGCCGAGGTTCTTTTGGGACAGTGGGAATACCAAGTATTCAGTAAAGGTAAATGTAAGGCGGGTGACGACCTTTGGATGTCACGTTATGTCCTTCAACGTATGTCAGAGAACCATGGATTTAAGATTGAGTTCCACCCTAAACCAGTACAAGGTGATTGGAACGGTTCAGGTCTTCACTGTAACTTCTCAAACGAGAGAATGCGTGAAGTTGGGGGTGAAGAATATTTCAAATCAATCTTCAAAGCATTTGAATCAAACCACCAAATCCATATTGAAAACTATGGTTCAAGTAATGAACTACGTTTGACTGGTAAACACGAGACACAATCCATTGACAAGTTCAGTTGGGGTGTATCTGATAGAGGTTCATCACTTCGGGTTCCTTTGTCCACGGCAAAAGAATGGAAGGGATATGTTGAAGACCGTAGACCGGCATCAAATGGTGACCCATATAAGATTGTGAGAGTTATCTCTGAGACATTAGACTTGGCTGCACAACTCAGTAGTATCTTGGATAACATGTATAGTAATGTTGATACCAAGAACTCACCAATGAGAGCTGCAGTTAAACAAAATCAGGAGGTTGAAGACGATGAGTAGTGAAATGGTAAACCACCCAGTTCACTATGGTGGTGAGGACAATGTTTATGAAGCCATAAAGGTAATCGAAGCATGGGACTTGGACTTCCATCTTGGAAATACGGTTAAGTATATTTCAAGAGCAGGTAAGAAAGGAACAGACAAAGAACTTCAAGATTTAAAAAAGGCTCTTTGGTATCTTCAAAGGAAGATTGAGAATTTGGAAAATGTTGGTTGAGGTAAGATATAATTCAAACCACAAAAACGGAGACAGACCTTGGAAAGTCTTTATTGATAATCAACTATTGAAAGTTGATTCGGTAGAATTTCTTTGTCAAATAAATTCAGCAATTGGGGTTAAGGATGATGGTAGTGAGACAAGTCACATTAGTTGTGATGCAAAAAAAATAACCCTTGAAAACTATTGTTTGGTTGTTGAATAATGAGATACAAGTTGGCTGCCGCAGGTTCAGTAGTCACTGGTTGGATAATTCAATCGGAGGATACTAAATTAACCATTAGATGTCTTGAGTTTGAAATATCTGTAAAAACAAAAACATTTGTAGATGGTGCTCAGGCATGGTTGGAATTTGAGACAGAAAATCCTATTATTATAAAGGGACACAAAGCAACAATATATTGAAATGACAGAAAATTATTTAGGAAAAATAGTAAACGGAGATTGTATCGAAGTAATGAAGACCATGGAAGAAGGGTCTGTAGATTTGATTGTGACATCACCACCATATGGGGTTGGTATTGATTATGATGTTCACGAAGATGATATGGTTTGGGAGGAATATTCCAAGTTCACTCGTGATTGGATGGAACAAGCATACCGTGTGTTGAAAGATGATGGTAGGATTGCTCTTAACATTCCTTACGAAATTAACCGACAAGACAAGGGTGGAAGAATCTTTATGGTGAGTGAGGTATGGCAAATAATGAAACAGATTGGTTACAAGTTCTTCGGAGTTGTAGACCTTGAAGAAGAATCACCACACAGAAGTCGTACCACAGCTTGGGGGTCTTGGATGAGTCCATCGGCGCCTTACATCTACAATCCAAAGGAATGTGTTATCTTGGCGTACAAGAAGAAACATATTAAGATTGTTAAAGGACAACCTGAATGGGTTGGTGAGATGGGTGAGGTTGAAGGTAAAGACGGTAACATGAGACCCAAGATGATGTATACCGAACAACAGAAACGTGAGTTTATTGATTTGGTATTTGGACAGTGGAATTATTTTGCCGATACTCGTTCATTAACAAAGGCAACCTTCTCAATGGACATCCCAACCAAGGCAATTAAAATTCTCACATATAAGAATGATATTGTTCTTGACCCGTTTGCTGGTTCAGGTACGAGTATGGTTGCTGCAGAGACTTTGGACCGTCGTTGGATTGGTATTGAACTCAGTTCAAACTACGCCAAAGTGGCAAATGAAAGGGTCGGATTCTTTGTTCAACAAAAAAGACAACAGGTTTTAGAATTTCCCGAAAAACCAATTGAGACAGTTTAATCTAAACTGTTCTACTCTTTTGAGTAACGAAAATTACAAATTGGTTTTCCGTTTACCAATGGTAAACCATGTTGGTCAAGGGTGATAGTTTTTACTATCACCTTTTTGTTTTTGAATCTACCCATCAAAATTGTGTCACCAACCTTTATATTAAGTTGTATCATAGTATTTATAATTAGTATTTATATTCAAATATGGGTGAAATAGTATTAACGGAAATACAACTCAACAATCTAAAACAGAGACTAACTGAAGAGAAGTGGTACAATAGTGTTTTGGATGTTTTGGGTATTGTTGACCCAACAGGAATTACTGACTTTATAAACGCCATTTCTTATTATAGACAAGGTGATACATTATTTGCGTTCTTGTCTTTAGTATCTGCAATACCTTATGTTGGTGATTTAGTTGGTAAAACTGCGATGGGAACCATGAAAGCCGGAGGTCAAGGAGTCAAATATCTTAGAAATGCTGAAAAAGCGATTAATGCTGGTAATACTGAATTAGCTCTTAAGAATCTTAAGATGTTAGAAAAAGTTGAAGGACCTGCAAACAAACTACTCAAAACCGCTCAGAGTTGGACTTCAAGAGTTGATACTGCAATTGATAGAATTCCAAATATGGGAGGGTTATTATCAGGATTCAAAAAGGCGTTACAAAGTTGGGTAAACTTATTTAGTAGTGCATCAAGAAGGTCCATGGGTGTTAGACGTTTAATGGTAAACAAAACACCACAAGAACAAATGAAATTAGTTCAAGGGTTGGAAGCGGCTTTGAAAAGAGAAAAGTTCTTAGACCCAACAATATTGGGTAAACCAAATATCCTTCAAAGATTCCTTTATGGTGGTGGTCTTGGTTTAGGTAGATTCGCCGACCTATTTGGAAAAAGTTCTTTAAGAACAAGGGTATTGATGGGTCAAACAAAATTTTATCTTGGGTTTTTGGATTTTATGGGTGTTGGTAATTTCGTTGGACCTGAGGAACTTTCAGGTATGATGGGTGAAGAACAAATGTTGGCTGCAATGAAGAAGTATGAATCAACTCCTGAAGGTCAAGAAGCTTTGAAAAGTGAATTGGGTGGAACTACAACAACTCAAGCATCACCACAGAGTTTGACTACTACAGGTGATAAAATAGCCATGTCGCCAATTACGTCGGCATTAACAAGATTAATGAGTCCAGTATAATGAAAGAAGAATATATTTTAAAATTAGTCCAAATTCAAAATCAATTTAGATTTTTACATTGGCAAACCACGTTTGATGCTAAACATAAAGCATATGGAGACATCTACGAAGGTTTAGGTGATTTGATTGATGACTTTGTTGAAGCCATGATGGGAAAATATGGTAGACCTGAGTTCCCTGCAGAATTCTCAATAATGTTTCAAGACATAAATAAATTATCCATGCAAAATTTCATTGATGGAATCTGTGAGTTTTTAATATCAATGACTGAAGGTTTGGACCCAAAATTTGATACTGACTTATTGAATCTTAGAGATGAAATGTTAAGATTAGTTAATAAATTAAAATACCTATTAACACTGAAATATTAATATGAAAAAGTTTATAATTACAGAAGAAGAAAGAAATTCTATTCTTAACCAACACATCAAAGCAACAAAGAGACAGTACCTTAAGGAAGAGTTTTCTCAAGGTATGACAACAATTGAAAGGTATAATTATAATATGGCTATTCAATGTTTCCTCAATAAGAAAGGTGTAAAGGATGATGCCGGTCAACCATTAAAAATGGACGGTTCAATCGGAAACTACCCAAAATCAAAAAGTGCTCAAGCGATTGCTAAATACCAATCAATGATTAATGTTTATCCTGTTGATGGTGTATGGGGTGAAGATACCATGGATGCGATGCCTGAAAAAGACAAGGTAATATTCAAACAGTGTGTTTCTGATTACGGTGATTTGTACGATAAAATTATTCACTATTTTGGTTGGGACTAATGAAAAAAATCATCAAAGAATCAGGTTTACGTGATATCAAAGCTTTGGCTAAAAGATATCCGAAGGCTAAAATATATTTTCACCAAGATTTGGATGGTGTTACCACAGCAATTGCGATGAAGAAATACCTTGAAGACAATGGTATTGATGTTGTAGATTCTGAGGTTATTCAATATGGTGAGAAAGAGTTTGCGGTAAAAAAACCTGATGCTAGTGGTGATGTAATGCCAGTGTTAGTTGACTTTGCTCACGGTAAACCAATGTTTGTCATTCACACAGACCACCACGATACTCAAGTTGGTGCTGAAAAGGATGCGTCAAAATCATTTAGACAAGCTCGTTCAAATGTTGAAACAATTTCTCAGATTATCTCACCAAAAGAATTGTTCCCAAGTTCAGACATTCTTTTGATTTCCACAGTTGACTCGGCTGACTTTGCAAAACATGACATAACAACAAAAGAAGTTGTTAATTTTCTTTTTAGATTAGATAAAGAGAAAGGTCTAGCAAAAAATAAAATGTTATTAGGTTTAGTAACTAACAAATTATTGTTGGCGTTTAAAAACAAAAAAGGTTTCTTGGAGAGTTTGGTAATGGATTCTGAACCATCACTTTATTCAATTCTTAATAACATTAAAACTTGGATGAGTGAAAACACTCGTGAGACCCCTGAAAGATTACAGAGAAATGCCGAAGATTATATGGACTCAATGGCAAATCACAGAAACGTGAGAGTTGAGGACGGTATTATTCTTCAGTATGGTATGGGAACTTTAAAAGGTACAGGTTCTTACGACAGATATACACCATTTAGAAACAATCCTGAAGCGGACTTTTTAATTATCATGTGGCCATTAGGTTTGGTACAAGCATCTTGTAACCCATTCAAAAAAGATAGAGAACTTAAAGGTGTGAACCTTGGTGAAATTAAAGATGAAGTATTGAATAAGTGGAAGGCTCAACTTCAAGATAGAACAATTCCATTATCAACTATCAAATACATTGCAGAATCAGGTATGGGTGCAGAATCAGTTGGATTCACATTCAAAGATTTTGATGCCATCTATGGTGGTAAAATTATGATGATGGATAACGGAGAACAAATTTTGGATACTTTAAAACCTATCGTTGACAAACCATTCTCAGAGTTAACTGAACCTGAAATGGAACTGTTGGATAAGATTGGTGTAAACGCTTGGGATTTGATTCAAGCCAACTCAGGTGGACACAAATGTATTACCAACATTTCAGGACTTAATTATTTGGGTAGAGCCAAAAGACCACCCTCAGGACCATACAGATATGACCCTGAAAGAGAGGATGCTCCATACATCAAATTTGTTAAGATGATTGGACAAGAGTTCTTTAAAGTCCTAAAGGAAAAAATTCAGGAGAGTAAAAAAGAGGGTTAATTAATAATAAACTTAACCGAATCTCCTTTTTTGATACCAAGGTTTTTACAGGTACCACCTTCAACTTCTAATATAAAATAACCTCTACCACAGTAGTTATCACAATCCTCTTCAACACAAGGAGGACAATTGTGATGAATCTTTGATATGACTTGGTTATCAATGTAGATAATATCTAAAGGTATTATACAGTTCTTCATCCAAAAACAATTGGTGTGGTCGGTCATCAGAAACAACATACCGTTAAAATATTCGTTAAAGGTTTTGTTCATCATACCCTCAGCACGTTTACGGTAATCGTCCATAACCTTTACTGTAAAGGTGTTATCGCCTATTTTAACTTTCATGATTATTTATAAATATGGAAAAGTATAAAAGGTTGAGTGGGGTTGTCGTTAAAGTTAACGGTGAGTGTTTGTTGTGTAAAAGAAATGGTAAGTCATCTTACCCTAATATATGGTCTATTCCTGCAGGACACGTAGAAAAAAATGAATCAACTAAAGACGCCGCATACAGAGAGTTTTACGAAGAAACTGACATCAACATAAATGATTATGATTTAGATTTTGTGGGTATACTTCCAAAAAAGAAAAAGACAGATGGGAGTATTAAAGGTATGATGTATGTTTATCTGTTGAATACCCATGAGTATATGTACCCTAACCTTGAAACAGCTCAAGATGGACATGAACATACTGAATGTGGGTACTTTGGATGGGATAAAGTCAAAAATATGGACACTGGTACGTATTTAAAAAGAATTTTAGAGAATATTTTTGAAAAGGATTGAACTTTTTAATAGTATGACTATATTTATAATCTCTACCGAAAGGTAGAAACACCCCACAAAAAGTTTCACATAGCCCCTTGACAACTATAAAAAGTTGTTGTAAATTTGTGAGACACTCGGAAGAAGAGGAGTTAAATCCTCAATTCATAGTCCTACAACGAGTGTTCGAGAGAATACGATAAGTTGTGGGACTTTTTTTCGGAGTTCGTTCTTTAAAATATATCGCGGGATAGTAGCAGCGGTAGCTCGCAAGGCTCATAACCTTGAGGTCGGGGGTTCGATTCCCTCTCCCGCTACAAAAAAAAATCACAAAGGTGCTTGACAGAATGAAAAACTGTTGTATCTTTGTGTAACAATTCAGGAACACGGAATTCAAATCTCACCATCCGTAGTTTATAGAGTAAGTTTCTGATACGTTCTTTAACATAACGAATTTATCCATCAGGATGTTTGATGATGAGACCCTTGGGTTGATTCTGATTAACAAACTGAAAACAGATAATCGGCCGCCTATGGTCGTTAAATAAACCACGAAAGTGGGATAAAGTGGTCTCTCTAGGTTTAAAGAGATTGCGGTTTTTAAAACTTCGGTTTTATCAACTCGAGTAGGCAAGCGGGATATCATAGGTCCTTAGTAATCGAGGGTGACACTGTAGATGAAATGGAAATATGACTCAGCGATGTGGGTCGTTGAGTTGAGTTCGGAAGAACAATAAGAATAACTCGTAGAATTGATGTGGGAAATAAGGTCATCCAACCTTATAACTGCGGGATTCAATATCAAAGGGTACTTAAAACCGAAAGGTATGATGACAAACGGGTGGTGCCGAAATCATCCTTGACCATTGTCTACCAAGACATGAGTCACGAAGTAATCTTAAAGTATTGAGGTAGGGATATCTCAGAGAGTAGTATAGTATCGAGTCGTTCAAAAGATGACTTGGCTGGTCGGCGGACCACTACTTTCATCCATCCACAAACCACAGACTTTGCATTTTTTGAGTATGCAAATACTAAAAGACAAAGGAAAAGTGTCCGTCAGTTGTAGGTGAAAGGTGACTACATAGTAATGAGACGTTCATTGCCGTTGTGGGTTCCCAAGACCCAAACGATTCTTGAGAACGTTCTCTAATCCCGCAAGGATTCACTGGGGTGGCAACCTCGGAGAGTAACAAGTAAAAAGAGAGTAAGCTACAACTCAAGGAGTGGTACCCCTAAGGAACCGTCACTGAGAATTACTACTCAAAAGGTAGTGGAAACGGAAAGAAACAATAATGTTCCTAAAGATTCTCAATCAAAGGTGTATTCTCAACCTAAGTGCCAAAACCCGAAGAAAAAAATCTTCGGGTTTTTTTGTTTATGTGGAAAGTTCTTTTTATATTTGTAGTGTTAAACAACAGATATGAAAATAAATTTTACATACAATATTCGGATTGAGAACGAGAAGTTCGGAACTCTCTTGAATGAAACCTTCGTTGATGGTGTTCAGTTTAAGTTGTTTTTGAAGATGGTTCACGGTTGTTTGGAACTCAAAGGAGATTTAGATTTCTTCAATGGTACCGACTTCTTGGTTCACATTCCTTACAAGTATTTGGTTGACTCTATTGTTTTGACTTCCTTGGTAACACCAACAGTTGGTGAAGTTAGTTTGTCAGAACATATGAAATCTAAAGTGGAAGCTTTGGTTACCAAATAATTTCCTGACATAATGTCAGGTGGTGGAGTGATTGACTGTCATTCGGTCAGTCCCAAAAAGGTCAGACACTGTCTGACCTTTTTTTATTTTACCATCCTATCACTTAGACCTACAGGAACACCTAAGTATAATGCAATTTGTTTTGACATGAACGATACCCATTCATTTAACGCGTCTGAGTAATCATATGGGTTTTCATCCCATAAAAAATCTAATAAACCGTCAATGTCAAAATGTTTTATTTCTTCTTCACCATCATCATTGATATGTCTATAGATTACGCTTGAATTTGTTATTACCCAATTTTCAATTATTGATGTTGCGTATCGTTCATCATTAATATCGGCAAGATAGACATTTGCGTTTGAAAAATCTATTTCAATAAACGAATCAGGTTCTAAAAGTGTTACATCAATCCTGAATGGTTGGTCCTTACTTAATTTTTTGATTGACTTAGTTAATAGTGTAATTGTACCTTCTTTACCTAAGGACTCATACATAGACATAAGAAACTCTGATTGAGTCATGTCAAACATTTCCAAATATAAATTCATATTTGGATTAGGATATCCACCTCTGGATTTTAAAAATTTTACTACGCTGTTAAAGTCCATAAGTAATTCCTTTCAACATTATATGTCGCATCTGAAATAAGGTCAACCAATTCTTTTGGGTCTGAAGTAACATCAATAACATAATTGGACATCCCTTCATAAATACTTTTCAATTCAACTGTATATTCACTTTCATCCAATCTATGTAACTCA